ATCTCCTTTAGCTCGTTGACCGCCTGTGGCTTCAGAGCTGGGCTCAACCCACCGATCTTGTCCGCCACCTGCCGCCCAAGAAGGAGGAGATCGACATTGGACTGTCCCGACAGACTCTCTCCCGTAGCCTGCGGAGAGATCGGCTGCATCGACTGGAGGGTCAGTGGGGACTTCACCGGCGCAGGGATCTCCAGGAGGTCTGGGTTCCTTGGCAGCGGCTCCATTGCAGGATCTGGAGGCGGCGGTTCCCCACCTTGCTGTGCAGCCATCTGCTGCTGCATCATGCCCTGCTGCATCTTCCCTTGGAACGCAGCTTGGTCCTTGGCCATCTCATTCTGAAGGACCATCTGTTCCTTCATCTGCTGAGACTGCCCCTTCTGCTGCCACTTCATCTGAACCAGCCCGGCCTCACCCTGAATCTCTGCCTGGAGAAGTTGCTGCTTCTTCATGGTCGCCGCCCTCCTTGAGGACTCGCGTTCCATGATTGCGTCTTCCTTCTCGGAGTCGAAGTCCGCATCTGCCAGGAGGCTCTCGTCCGAGAGCTTGCTGGCCTGGTTGAGCTGGAAGAGGTATGCCTTCCGCTGGAGATCATCTGCCATCTTGAAGGGCTTGAACCTCGCCCGGACGGGAGACCAACCGAGGTACGAAGAGGTCCTCTTAATGACCCACTTCATCAGCGTCATGTGGTCTTGGAGGTAGCCGAGGAAGGAGTTCTCCAGCATCCTCAGAGCGACGTTGCTACCAGAGTAGCTGAGCCCTCCGAAGATCAACTCCGTCGGGACGCCCATGCCCGCCACGATTTGCTCCGACCAGACACGGACTTCCTGACTCAAGAGGAGGGCTCGGCCATCGCCGCCGATGGTCTGATTGCCTATCGGGAGCGGCATGATCGGCATGTAGTTGTTGTCCGCCCTCCACCGTCGAATCTCTGCCGCTACCTGGTCCCGCCAATCCTGGAGATTGACCGAGGTGTAGGGGTCGGACGTAGCAGAGCCCGCCTGGGGGAAGAGGATACGGAGGGGAACGATGTGCTCGAGGGCGATGGCTTCTTGCGCCTTTCGGAGAATCTGGAGGTAGAAGGTGTCCTTCAGTACCGGCAGGATCATCGGGGTTCCCCAGCCGCGGTCTTTCCCGGCCAGGGTCGGGCGCTTGAAGTGGTAGATGTTGTCCTTGCTGAAGACCACTGCCTTCTTCTGCTTGAGGGCCTCCACAAAGATCTGTGGGACCGACTCGACCGTGGACTTCTTCCCGATGATGATGTCGTTCTTCAGGATCGTGGGGATCTCGTAGTAGTACTCATAGTCCCCAGAGATCTCGTTGTACCGGATGTCCACGTCCTCCGGGTTCCACCGCAGAAGACGGATGCCCTTGGGCGCCTTGATGTAGTGATCATGGGGCTTGGCTGGGCCGTGATGTCCGCACTTCTTGCAAGTGATGATGAACTCGTAGTTCTGGAACCGGTACTCCACATCACGCGCAGGGCTGGTGAACTCGCAGTTGGAACACTTCAACAGCTTCACGAAGGGGTAGAAGATCGAGACCAGAGCATTCCCGTAGGTGTGGTAGTCCAGTCCTACCTCGATCTGAAACGATCTGTACCGAAGATGATCGAGCAGGTACTCACTCCACTGCCGCTTCAGCTCAGGACGCTCGGTGTCAAAGATGATGTCGGTGACAGGGTACTCCGACATCTTCGAGACCACTGCATTGATCAGCGGATTGACGAGGTAGTAGTACCGGCACCACCGGAACATCATCTTCACGGTGGCCGGCATGTAGGTGTGCGCGATGTCGAAGAACGGACTAGGGTACTGGAGACCAGCGTCCCCAGTCCCGCTCATTCTCCCGCGAGTGCGGGAGAAACGAATCGCGCCCTGAGTTCCTACGTTTTCATCCGCCATAGTAGCCTGCCGGTGCTTCAGTCATTTGAGGTTGTGCTTCAGCCGGAGGAACGACCCTTCCCGGAGGAGTGTCGTGCATGGCCCACCTACCTGCATCCCTGATCGAACTCGCAGTACTCTGCGCTTTGTGTGCCAACTGACCGGGTAACGATTTGAATAGACCTCCAGCCAACATCGTAGCGGGTGCAAGGGCTCCCACTGCTCCAGACGCAGCGCCCCCTACTGCGCTTCGCAATGTACCAGGGCCACCCTCTTCCCGAGAGGGACCCGTAAGGACATTCGATGCAGCACCTACGAGACCTCCCGTGAGCGCAGCCTTGCCGATGATGCCCTTCTTATCGCGGAGAACATCAAGAGGGTTGGTCACGAGACCGTGCAGAACACCCGGAAGACTGGAGTAGCCCTTCTGGAAGGCACCCACGCTCGTATTGTGCTGAGCCTGTGCACGAGAAAACGCTTCATCCCCGGCTCGAGTCATCGGTCCGATGCCGTGAACCGGGGCCTTACCTACAAGCCCAAGTTCTTGTGCCCGCGCCAGTTGAGACTCGGATGTGTCCCCCAACCCTTTACCCGTGAGGCCGTATCTCTCCTTGTCGTAAAAATCCTTGATGGCCTTCTTCGCAGATTGCCTCCCGGCACCGGTAGCTAGAATCCGCCCACCAGCTAAACCGCCACCCACTGCTGCTCCTCGGACAAACTGCTTCAGTCTGTTGCTTTTTTTCGCAGCCGCAATGGTGGGATCAAGAATGCCACCCTGAGCATCCACTTTTGGGTCAGCCAGATGATGGCGAAGAACATTCAGTCCACCGCCCAAGCCTGCCCCCAAAAGCATCTGCCTGCCGTATCTTCCAGCTACCTGCTCCCGAAGGAAATCCATGGGCCCCGCTTCCTTCGAGAGCTCATCCACGAATGCCATCATCTGTCGGGGAGGGATGTGCGTCATTGCAGCAACCTCAACTGATCTTTGAGCTGACGATACCGCATCGTTAGGTAATCCGCCGCAAGTTTCAGCTTCGCTACCTGGATGTCTACCACCGTCTCCTGCAGGATTGGTTCTACAGTGGACATCCAGGTCTGCTCTGGGATCAACATCACTTCTCGGTAGCGTGATTGAACGGCACCGATCAAGTTGTCAACGTCTTCGACCTGAATCTCTTTCAGTAGCTGTACGATCTCATCCTGGCAGAAGGCAATGGAGTTGGGGGCGTAGAAGATACCCTCGTCTACCATGCACGACGCCACCCATCCCTGTACCTCCTGTGAGAACTCTTCTCCCGTCCTTACCATGTCCGCGATCTCGATCGCGTTGAGTAGCTGGGCAATGGAAGGCTTCTGGATCACATGGAAGTCAGGGATGTTGTTGTTCAACGCCTGCGTTATCCAGCAGAAGACCTCCCACTTGGTCCAGAACCACTCATTGATATGGAGAGTACGGATGGCTTGGATCTTGGTACAGGTATGATCGCTGATCGAAGGCACTCGGAAATCGTCTTTGATCTCCCGCCACAGAGTCTGCGGCTCCCAGATGAACCAGTCGAGGTCGTACTTGGCGAGGAGTGAAACATCGAAGACGACGGGGTGCGTATCATGATGGACGAAGAGATTCCTCTTCGTGATGGGTGCTGGGCGCTCGAGTACCTCCTGCTTCGGGGGCTCGGGAGCTTCGACTGTGGGCTCCTCAGTTGGGCCCGATGTCTCTACGTGGTCTGCGTTCGAGTCCGCGTCCTCAACAGATGCGACTGCCGCAGACATCTCTACCCGCTGGCCGATCTTCTCGAGAAGGACCAGCAGTTTTTCTTCTGGGGAAGGCATCAGGGTTGGGGGTCGTTCGCGATCCGCATGATGATGCGTTTCGAGTCCAGGGGCAGAGAGTCGAAGATCGACCGAGGATGCTTCTGGAACTCCTCCGCCAGCTCACATCCGAACTTCTTCTTGATCAGATCTCGGTACTTGACCGACGTCTTCTTGAGGATCTCCTCATCCACCCGATCACCACCGTACTCGAACGTCCACCCCTCACCTGCGGTCTTGCTCATGCCGTAGGTGGTGTACCAGGGATCGCAGACACCCTCGTCCCAGTGCTTCTCCAGGCCGGTGATCTCATCAATCTGCCGGAGGGCCTCGCAGAAGATGTCCGGGGACATGCTCGCCCGCTTCTCCATCAGACCTTTGAGGAGGTCCCTCTCGGGGGAGTCCTCCGTCCAGTACTGCATGCGGGTGTGGACAGCCATCTCGATCTCGGCCGGAGGGGCATAGCCTTGCGATGCGTACTTGGCCACCTCATGTTCGTTTTCGATACCGAGCTCATCCGCTCGAGCGGAGAGACTCATGCAGAAGGAACGGCGGTGGAGAGGATGAAGGGACTCGCCGTAGTCGTTGAACCACTGAGCTGCCAACTTCACCTCTCCGTAGGTGTCAATCGGGAATTGATCCCCCAGGCAGAAACGCTTGGAGGCGATCTTCTCGACTTGAATTGGAGCCGTTTTCCCCGTCACGTCCACGTAGGGTCGGAGAGCAGCCGTCTTCTCTTCATCTTCCGGCCGGTCGCTTTGATTGGGCATCACACGAGAGCCAGAGAGCTCGCTCATTTTGGGGGCCATCATTTCATGATGCTGCTCCACCCCCTTCTGAACGTCACCTTTGAACTTGTTTGCTCCCTGGTAGGCGCTGTACAGCATGGGACTCGAAATCATTTTCTTTCCCAGGGAGGAGAAAAGGCCTGCCGTTTTCTCGACGCCGGCAGTGCGATACATCATCGGCTGCGGCTGTTGCGGCTGCTGTTGAGGCTGCCCGCGGCCGAGAAGTTTCCGGGCCCCATGAAAGGCCGCCCCAATCCCAGCCGTGATGGCAAGGGGCTTGGCTATTGCCCTCGCCCCCAAACCAATCCTGCGACCAATCGAAGCGTCCCCCTTGCCAAACTGTTGGGCGAGCAGCGGTATGCGCTCTTTCAGCCCCGACAACCCAGCCTTGCCAGCCGCTTGCCATCCTCCGG